GTTCAGGAGAGTGGGTTGATACGGGAAACGTCATAACCGCAGATAGTAATACCATTCGTAATATAATGATTTATATGGCCAAGACAGAAGGAGAGTTAAATCCTCAGATCAAAATGAGATTTTTTAGGGCGGTTATAATACAAAAATGAAAACTTTTAAACAACTTCCTCTTCACCATTTGTTTCTTTACAAAAAAGAAGGAGATTCGGATTGGAGAAATGATATTTGTGTCAAAGTAAATAACCAGTGTGTCAATAATGTTATTAACATGACCACCCACGAATGGGTTAGTTTCGATCAAGATGATACTACAATAAAATACGGATTTATTAACACTGTAGATATTCAAGAAGTTTGGGATTTTAATTTATATAATAAATAATTATATCTATAGATTTTATATTTATAGGTATGAACGAAGATATTACTGTCCCGAGAGATATAGATTCCGGCAAGAGGAATAAGGACGTAACCAAGAAAATTCAAGATTGGTTATTAAATTTATTTTCAGATACCCCATCCGAACCATATCATACCAAAGAATTGTTAACTCTTGTAAGGAGAGAATTTGCACAGGAATACGGATATGAATTGGAGGCACACACGGCATGGGCTTTGGATATGCTTCATTTTAATAATATGATCAAACGAGTTGCCCCAGCGACATATGAAAGTATTGATGGAACTGATCCCGTTCATACCGAAAGAGAGACAGGCCATTCTCCAGAGGGTGAGTTTAGCGCCAGAGGATTTGATGTAAAGAAATTGGAAAAAGCGACTGGAACACCGTTTCGTCAGAAATACGCCAAGGCTGAGTTGTCTGTGAAAATGTTAAAAAATATGGGGTATAATGAAGAACGAATATTGGCGGCCACACAAAAAGATTTCGATCCCGTGGCTGTCAAACTAGCTATTAAAAAGTTGTTTCACCAAGGCGAAACTCTGGAGTAAATTATCAGTTGACAACTACTCAGAGTGGGTGTATCGTATTCCATGAAATATACTAAACTTGTTATTATTGTATTATCCTCAATTATTTTAACTGGATGCTCCTCTCTAATCAAAAACACCGAAAATCAATTCGCAGAAATGGAACGGATTAACGCAGGTCTTCCGAGCCAAGATTATTACAAATGTAGATGTTGCGAAGGATATCACCTTAACGGTGTAGTGTGTATGTTTGATCCGAGAAATCGTTAAACAAAAAGGAAAGTGTTATGAGTAGTAGATTAAGTAATTTTATTGTCAGTATCACATTGGTTATAGCGACTCTTAGTATCATGTGGTTAAACAGAGATAAGATTAATCCGCCGCCAGAAGTTATAAATAATACAAACTTCACCAGCGCATTAGTTGTAAAAGAATCGGTCCTAACATATACAACGGAATACACTATGAGTAATCTGTTTTATGCTGTCTGTGGATTAAATACAGCGGTAGAAAACGGAGTGAGGCCAATCACCTTCGAATCATACACAGAAGTGTTCACGAATTTGGCGAATTTATTTCAATCGTCGTTCGATAGTTTAAATATGTCATCCCTGACTATTACACAAAAGGTATCTGTCATCACATTACTACACGCTTTTGGCGCACATGTCGTAGCGTATACAATGTGGAAGGAACATATTAGTAATATCTATGCATTAATGGGAATTGGAGAAGACGATACTAACCGAAAACAGTTGTTCCATTTTTCGGAAGCACTAGCCAATAACAAACAGTCAGGAGAATTAGTGATTTTTAATATGGAACTACAAAATTCATTACAATCAACTCTCAACATCGTATTTGATATTACCAATTGGAAAAAGTCATCATTCCAAAAGTTGATTACAGAAAACTTTGGAAAGAAGTATGGTGTTAACTTTATTGATGATAACGGAAAGTCCATTCCTGATATGGAAGTATTTGTTGTAGATATTAAAGAACTTAGGATGCAACTTTGGAGGCACGCCACATCTAAGTTATTCTTGGCTACACCCGCTGTGCGTAAAAAATAGTCGCTTGACATATTTTAATTCTGTGGTATAGTGGTGGTATGAAAAACATTAACATTAAAAAAATCAAAGATAACATTTATCTCATCGCGTCATTCATCTCTACATTTGTGTTTATTGGGGCGGTAGCCTTTTCTAATTGGGTATTATGTGTGGTGTGTTTAATATACATCACGGTGTTTTATATGATGTTTAACAATAAAAGTGTAGAAGCTGAACAAAACAAAATATTGAAGGAATATTTATATCAGTTAAGAAATGATAAACGAATTGTTATTGAAGTTGATTTTGATCAAAAAAGAAAGAAAGTAGGTTCCAATGAGTATTCGAAAAAGTAAAACTGGCAAAACCAAACCGGTTGCAAAAGTTGTAAAAAAGCGTGTGCAAAAAAACAAGAACACTCCCAAAGTTATAACCAATAGTGGAAATACTTGTTTATATCCAAAGAGTCAACATTTAAGTAGTGTCAACGACACTCTTGTTGTTGGGCAGAGATATGACTACAAGGAAGATTGGTATATTGGAGAAGTTTTATTTCTGGGTGATGTAAGTAATGATGACTTTCATATTCTTAAACTCAAATGGATTCTGGCCCCAGATCAAGTTAAAAGTCAGGATGGTGAAGAGTTCGAGGTATCGTGGAAAAAAGGCGAACCGATGTATTGTTATAGTGGAGCCTGGCACATTCTTCCACTTGGTTCTTATTGGTTTGGTAGGAGACGACCGTTACGATGAGCACCCCAATTAATAATCCGATTTGTATGAAGGTGGGAGAAGCGTTTAAGGTTCTCAAAAAACATTCAAAAACTCCCTTTTATAAAGAATTAAAAACTCACAATAAAAACTCGTGGTTAATGGAAGTTATTAATACCGACAGAACAACTGGATTTGTAATAATCGAAGATACTGAAAAGAATAGAAAAGCATGGGGAATAAATCAATTATGAAAAATGTAATTATAAATATTAGTATATTTTTGTTTGGCGTAATTTTGTTAATGTCAGTAATTTTTGGTGGATGGTTTTTTAAGAGAACCGTTAATTATAAATTGTGCTATCAAGATTCCGTTCAAAAAGAAGTTCAGAAGGCGATTCAAGAACACGAAAAGTTATATCACAAAAATTAATGATGTTTTTCGTTTTTTGAATTGTATGTATGAATTGACTCACGGAACGGTCAAAAATAATACTTGACAAACGACCCGAAGTAATGTAAGTTGAGTATACTTAATAAAGAAAAAGATTTTGAGATACAGACAGCAGAAAAATCTTTATATCAAAGACAAAAATGTATCTCGATAAATTTTAGGTGCAAACTGCAAACCAAACTAATAATGCTCGTCGGTGGTTCCGACATAAAATAATAACTCAGAGATAACTGTAAATCAGCATCTAGCGAAAGATATTGATATGAATATATTAAAGTTAAAAACTGTGTTAGATCGACTCCCACCCGAATGGGATGATTTTGAAATATGTTTTCTGCGTCAAGCCACCATTGATACTAATGGTAATTGGTCAGGGCTGGAAAGCGATATCACAGGGATAACCGTTGATGAAAATACCAAAAAGATATATGCTACGGATGAACAATCGTCCAGAGTAATGATAGATATTCTCAAAGATACGGGAAATAGCCACACAATTTAACAATAACAATAACGTCAATATCAGAGAAAGGCAAAAGTTTATATGAATAGTAAGAACGCACTCATTTCAGGTATTCGTCACGCCCAAAATTTCACTCTCACCGAAAACATCGCACTCACTCACAAGAGCACCCTCAGTAACCTGTTGGATTGGTTCGCTCTTGGTGGAGCATTGCGTGAACGTACTGAGGATGACATTGTTAACATTTTTCAACGAGCCTACGGAGAAGATCCTCTTAAGGCTTTGAAAGTTTTGTTTTATTTCCGTGACATTCGTGGTGGTGGTCAGGGTGAGAGACGTAGTTTCCGAGCCTGTTTGAAGTGGTTGGCTAACAATCACTCAGACGTTTTGAAGAAGAATATGGAACACATCCCATTTTATGGTCGGTGGGATGATTTGTATTCTTTAATCGGCACCCCCGTCGAATCATATGCCTTTGTTGTAGTTAAACTTCAACTTGTCAAGGATGTCATCGCTGCATCTAATGGTGAATCGGTTTCTCTATTGGCTAAGTGGTTAAAGAGCGAAAACACTTCCTCAACTGAGTCCCGTCGTCTGGGTAGAAAGACCAGAGAATCCCTTGGTTGGAGTCCGAGAAAATATAGGAAGGTTCTATCCAATCTTCGACGTATCATCGACGTAACCGAAGTCAAGATGTGTGCAAACGAGTGGAATGATATTAATTTTGAACATGTCCCATCCAAGGCTGGATTACGTTATCGTAAGGCTTTCAGTAAACACGAAGCGTCTCGCTATGTCGAATACTTATCCAACGTGGCGAGCGGTAAAGCCAAAATCAACGCGGGTGCGGTGTATCCATATGAATTGTTAGAGGCCGCTCTCAACGATTGTATGGAAGTCACCACCAAGGCCATCGACCTTCAATGGCTGAACCAGCCTGACTGGCTCGCTGATAATCCTCATAAGGGATTGGTATTGGCCGATGTGTCCGGTTCCATGACCGGCCGGCCGATGATGATCAGTGTTTCTCTGGCGATTTATTTCGCTGAAAGGAACGTTGGTCCGTTCAAAGATCATTGCATGACCTTTAGTGCTAGGGCATATCTCCATCATATCGTCGGACAGACCCTTCGTGAAAAATATAATAACATTACTCAAGAGGGTTGGTGTGGTAATACAGACCTACAGGCTGCGTTTGACGTTATTTTGGAAACTGCGGTGAATAACCAAGTTCCACAGGAGGATATGCCGGCCGTCCTTTATGTAATATCGGACCTAGAATTTGACGCTGCGTGTAATAGTAATGATAAGACCAACTTTCAAATGGCGGAAGCGAAGTTCCGGGATGCCGGATATGTCATGCCCAATATCGTATTCTGGAATGTTAATGCTAGAAATGACCAAACTCCCGTGACGATGGATGTGAACGGAGTGTGTTTGGTTTCGGGATGCTCTCCAAGCATCCTCAAGAGTGTGTTAAGTGGTAAGCCGTTCAACCCAATGGCAATTCTTGAAGAAACCATTGGTAAAGAGAGGTATGACCGAATCTCTCTGTAAATGTGGGTTAAAATTCAGGGCCGGACGAAGTCCGGCCTTTTTTTATCTTTACAACCGAATAAAAGTGTGGTAGTATTAACTATATGGAAAATTTTAATATTGATGATTTTGGTGACGGCACAGATCTAAACGGCGCTCCTCATCCCACAACGAGTACAGAAAGTCCGCATGATACCATTTTAGATTTAGTATCGGAAATGTTTTCTACATCTAACAGTAATAAAAAGAATAAAAATATAAAAGACAAATCTAAATGGAATCAATGGGCTTACGCTGGTCCTGATATTTTTTCTCCTGTGGGGTCTACCTCACCGAAACTTCCGCGTGGTATTTATTCAGTAGTCATCACTCAACAGGGTGTGTTATTTATGAAGAAAACCATCTGTGTGGATGACCTGCTTTCATTCCCTGATAGTGTATCAGACAAGATATTGAAAGAGATAACAAAATTCTGGGAAAGAGGAAATTTATTTGAAAAACACGGATTTTTACATCGCAGAGGTTATTTATTGTATGGGCCTGCGGGCTCTGGAAAATCGTGTCTTTTACATCAAATAATAAATAATATCGCATCTTTAAATGGTGTTGTATTCATATGTGATACCAATCCGTCCAGTTTTAATGTCGGATTAACATCATTCCGACAGGTAGAGCCAGAAAGACCTGTTATATGTGTCTTTGAGGATATAGATGCTATTGTCCAACACTACGGAGAAGACGATTTACTGTCATTATTAGATGGAGAAAATCAAATAAATAAAGTTTTGAACATTGCGACCACCAACTATCCAAAGAAATTAGATGGAAGATTGATCGCTAGACCGAGGCGGTTTGATAGGGTAATCAAGATTGGTATGCCAACGAGTGAGATTAGAAAGATTTATTTCAAAGAAAAATTACATTTGGAGAATAATAATCTTGATAAATGGGTGAAGGAAACGGAGGGGCTTTCGTTTGCCGCGATGGCTGAGTTGGTTATATCCGTCTGTTGTTTTGAAAACGATTTTGTGGAAACGGTCAAAATTCTTAAAACAATGATGGAAAAAACTCCTGATAGTTATCAGAATGATGTTTTAAGTGAAGTAAAGGGAAAGCTTGGTGGATCGATGACCTTTGACAGAAAACCAAATGAGTAATATAGCAAAAATCATAATTAAAAGATGTTTACATAAAATGGATACTGTGTTTGTTGGTATGTTATTTGCGGGAGTTGCGATCGCCGCTGCTTGGGGAATTTCACAAAAATTCAAAAAAGATGATGTGGTTGTCGAGAAAACTGTTGTAGTAAATAAAGTAAATTCGGTAGTAATAACAACTAATAATCCCTTGCCCACACCAAAACCGATTAAAAAATTTTTTATGAGGGTGAAAACATCACCAACAGATATAATAGTTATTAAAGACGTTGACACTAACGGATCGGTGATTAAAATAGAAATCGTTTCAGCCGAGAAAAAAGAAATTTACATAGAAAGACAATTAAGTTATGAATGATACTAAAAAATATAAATATAATCAGGAGGACCGCGTTTATTTCGAAATGGGTGAAGGATTACCAAAAGGATACGCTAAAATTTGTGGATGTGCTTCACAGGAAATGCCGACCATTGGTCGTCAGTGGATCGTAGAATTGGAAGAGAAGGTTGGATCATATCCGTTCTCATGTATTGTTATTTTTGATGTGATGATCAAAGATCCTCCACTTCCTATTCCTGAAAAATATAATGTATTATGATAGAAATTTGTAAACGACAGGTGGAAGAACTGGAAATAGTATGTCCCATGAACCAACACCGTGAGGCTATTCAATACGCTTACGATCACGATTTTGTTGTTGAAAGAAGCGGTCCACCAGTGGATGAAAATTTTCACACAGATTTTACCAAGTTTCATCTTAAGGCACATAAAATCACCTCTCCTTGGAGAACATTAAATGAAAGTATATGAAATAATAGAAGAAAGAGGATGTGGAGATATTCAATGTCCTTATACATATCATTCCATGGGTCTACTATATTATTCAAAAGAAACGGCCAAATCAAAGGCAAACGAACTTTGGTTAAAAAATACTACTCCAGAAGAAAGAAAGGACAGTTGGTGTTATATACACTATACCGTTCGTGAAAGAGAAGTATTATGATAACGTTCGAACCTGTTTCAATTTGGGAATTATTAAATTTGGTTAATAATGAAAGATAAGTGGATAGAAAACTTTCAGGGGTTTGCCTTACAACGTCATCACGAAGGATGGGAAGAAAAGGTAATCACGATTGTTTGTGCCCTCGAACAACTGACACATAGGTCATTTATTAAACCAGAGGAAGTGCCTAAAGGTTGGATACCTTGTGGAACCGTTCCATGGGTTTCTTCCGTGTTAAACCTACCCGTCACCCCAAAATATTTTCCTAATTTTCTAAAACAATACGTTACCCGTAAAATTTGGTATGCTAACAAATGGACCAAGGAGAAAGCCTTTGTTAAACCAGCAGATCGTCACAAACGATTCACGGGATTTATATCTCCGGGAGGTTGGACCAAAAAGAAAAAAGGTCCGTTGGTTTATTCTGAAATTGTTAATTTTCAAGATGAGTGGAGGTTTTATGTCGCTGATGGAAGGTTATTAACGGCTGAATGGTATTGGGGTGTAGGTGACAATCCAAAAGATGCTCCAATATTAGATATCAAATGGCCTGATAGTTGGTGTGGGACTGCCGATTTTGGAACCTTATCTGATGGAAAAGTAGAACTGATTGAATGTCATCCACCAATCGCCTGTGGTTGGTATGGTAAACAACACAAACTCTACGCCGAGTTTTTGACTTTAGGTTGGAAGTGGTTAAATGAAAAGAAGTATGACTACAATTATTAACTTAAAGAATGAAAAGTGTGATGTTATAATAGACCGAACGTCTCCGTTTGGTAATCCATTTAAAATAGGTGTTGATGGTGATAGACAACAAGTTATAGAGAAGTATCGAAAATATTTCTATAATAAGTTGAAAGACGATGAGTTTCGTGGTAAAGTAGAAAAACTAAAAGGGCTACGGCTCGGTTGTTGGTGCAAGCCTCATCGATGCCACGGGGATGTTATTGTAGAATATTTAGAAGGAATATCATATGAGAGAGATCGGAACACTAAGACAATTGATATCGAGACATTCAGTTAATCCTTCGGATTATCTAAAGGTTTTTAACTATCTCAAAGAAATGGATGATGAAGATAATGCCGCGGTTAACAACTCTTACTTAGAGGTAATAAACGAGCTTCTCTCCAAACCTTCTGTGCCTCCACACGAATTTCCAATATATGTTTCAGAACATAAAGACGATATTGATGACACTCCCTATATTTCCGTCTGTTTAATAAACCAAAACGCTATTGATCCTCCGGACGGAATGAAACCTTGGAGTTGTAGAGATGATGAATCTACACCAGAAGGGTATTACGATGTTAATGACAAACGGTATACCAAACTATTTGCCACAGACCTTGTTAATTGGAGTGATATTATTGATACTCCAATTTTAGTAAATGATGATGTTAAACTTCAAGATTATGAAATATTAGCAGAAATTTTATGGGAAATGACTTTTTATGGGCGGTCAGAAGATGAAGTTAAAAAAGTAGTTAAAAAAGTAGTTAAAAAAGTCGCGGATGCCTGTGATGAACTGATGAAAAATATCAAAGAAATTGATTGGAAGTAATTTATGAATGCTATAGCAGCAATGTCTAATAATCGTGTCATTGGTGTTGATGGAAAACCACCGTGGAAGAATACAGGAGACATGCAATTCTTCAAAAGAATGACAATAGGTCAGACGGTGGTGATGGGAAGAAAAACCTATAATTCTTTACCAAAACTAACCAACGAAGGTATATTTTTACCAAACCGAACTATAATCGTTTTATCCAACACCGAAAACCCTTTGGCTAAAGAATTTTCTGGTTTTGACGCGTTTGTTTATATAAGAAAATGTTCAATAACCCCTTCTCAATTTTGTCCAAACGGAAATAATGTTTGGATCTCTGGGGGAGGACAAATCTATGAACAATTCTTGCCGGTGTGTGAAGATTTATATTTAACAATTATGTTGGATGATTATGAGGGTGATACTTACATGCCCGATTTTGATCATTTGTTCCCTGAACAGAGGGTAATTGCAGAATTGAAAAATATGTGGATTGTTCACTACTGGAGACAAACTTCTCCATTGCGGGAATCGTTCAGAGACGGATTTGATGCCGCTCTTATGGGATTGGATGAGAAAGTTAATCCGTATAAAATTAACTACAAGAAATTTTTTGATGATGATGTTGAAAATGATCTTCATCTTGAGTGGAACGCGGGGTGGGTAAAGGCTACGAGAAACTTATTGATGTATTTAGGAAAAATGTAATGAAAGATGAAAAAGTATCAACCGAATGGGCTTTAAGAATATTATTATCACCAGATGTTTTTAACAGATGTTGGGTGGATCAAATGTGGAATACGTTTTTTGAAGGAGAAGAATTGCCTACAACTATGATAAAACAGCATCATAATGAATATGAAGAAGTGATCGATTATGCTACGGCAGAAACCAGTATAAAACAAAAAGCGTTTCAAATAATAGTAGATAGAATAGATCATAAGGATGAAAATGAATAATGTAGATAAAGAGTATTTTAGGTTGCTCAGAACAATTTTAACTGATGGTAAAACCAAACACAATAGAACTGGTGTTGACACGATAGGTATATTTGGGGAAATGGCAAAATTCCAAGTCGATTTGAAAGCATTTCCGATATTACTCCAATATATTCAATATAAATGTGAAGAACAAAACGTGAAAACTGAATTCGATGAACAGGGGCATTTGATTGCCAAAATCAGCAAGGATATTGATGTATGAAAAATGAAAATAATCGGATATGTCGGACAATGATTCCTGCAGATGACGTTCAGGTGTGCCCACTTCTTCCAAAGAAAGAAGAAGATATGACTGAGGATGACAAGTATCTTAGGTGTATCATTTCATTTTATACTTCAATAATGGAATGGGAAGATAAACCTGATATAATTCCGGAATAAGAGAATCAGATTCTATGAGTATGAAAAAATTCAAACTTGGAGATAAAACAAAAAAAGTATGGGCGGGGGACATCGTAACAGAATGTGAATTCATTTGTGATCTTGACCGAGGAAATATGCTCTTCTATGATACTAAGTTCAAATGTTTCAGTAGAGTATTTCAAGAACCGTACGGAAAACAGATTCTTAATGGATGGGACTGCGCCGATAAACCATCTGAACTAATATGACCCCAGAAGAAGAAATAGCAGCCAAGTTTCGTTGTAGAACCAACGTTCCATCGGCAATCTATAATGGTAAAAACGTAGAATATTTTGTAGAAAACAACGAGGATAATTACGACCTATACTTTCTAGTCACCAACCCCAATTTTAACAAAGATTGTGATAAAGAAACACTTCATAGAGAATTTAATAACATGAAGATGTATCTCTATAATGAAGGGTTTTTAGATTCGTGTTTCAAAAACATAAACAGAGAAAAAGATTGGAAAATACATTTTTTAGTTCAATATAATACTACACCCACTATTAAATTAAATTTGAATGATGATCATAAAAAATCACAATCTGCGTTATGGGCATTAACAAAAACCGTCATTGTTATAATTTTGATATATTCTTTGTTAAGATGGTTAGGGTTTTAAAATATAATTCGTTTTAGATCAATATAAATTCTTCTTTATTCAATATAATAATTAAAGTATGTTAATACGGGTATATGTATTAACGATTCATTTATTAAAAATGATGACGTTATAAAATTAACTAAAAGTAGGATATATAGAATATGAAAAAAATCAAAAATTTATTTCTAACAATCTTGTTGACCCTTTCAATCGTTTCTTTCGCAGAATCGTTGAAGGCAGCAGATGTCGCAGATGTATCAAAACATCTTCAAGAGATCAGTGTAACCATTAAATCTGGAAACGCTCAAGGTAGCGGTGTTATTTTCACAAGGACCAATACTGCTGGTGAAACTATTAATTTAGTTTGGACTGCTGGGCATGTTGTTGATAATTTGAGAAAAACTCGAGCCGTCGTCACTCCTGATGGAAATAGCCGGACGATGGTAGAATTTGACGATGCTCAAATTGTTAAAATTCTTATTGAAAACGGACGTATCGTTGGAAGAGTAGAATTTGATGCTTCAATATTGAAATTCAGTGATTCAGATAATGGTCAGGATCTAGCCGTTCTTGTTCTTCGTAAGAAAAATTTTATTAAAGATTCTGTAGTATTCAATTCGGCTGAAGTTCTTTTGCCGGGCACAAAACTTCTTCATGTAGGTTCTCTTAAGGGAGAGTTTGGTGCCAATTCAATGACAGATGGTATTATGTCTCAAAATGGACGTGTTCTTTCCGGGAAAGAATATGATCAGAGCACCTGCACAGCCTTTCCAGGAAGTTCCGGCGGTGGTGTTTATACAGCAGAAGGACAATATGTTGGTATGTTGGTTAGAGGATCGGGTGAAGGATTCAATCTATTGGTTCCGATGCGACGTATTTTACAGTGGGCAGATGATAATAACGTAAAGTGGGCATTAGATTCATCGATTCCGTTCCCAACGGAAGAAGAACTCAAAAAGTTGGCTATTGAAGACGTTCCGCCTGGATTTAAACGATCTCAAGAGAGATCACCTCAAGAGAGCGGTAGAGATGCAGTGAAAAAGGAATAAATAAAACAAATAGTTAGTTTAACGTCATCAACCCTCTGTGAAAACAGGGGGTTTTTATTTGACATTATGAAAAACCACGAAAATATGATGATAGATACAAATAAATCCGTCGGATTTTCAGGAGCCGGTGAACAACCTTTGAAAAATATCTTTGGATCTGGTATTGGTTTTGGTACCAATAATAAAGATAAAAAATGAAAAGATTAAATAATCTTCTTGACATTCTATAAAAAGTAGTGTAGATTACAAACATATGAAAACATTATCAAAGTTATATAGCCGAAATTCCGATGGAAGTATTCAAACTTGGGAAATTCAAGTTGATGAGGGGAAACACAGAGTTATTTCTGGAAAAATTGATGGACAAAAAGTAACCTCTGACTGGACTCTCTGTGAAGGAAAGAACGTTGGACGTTCCAATGAAACCACTCCAGAAGAACAGTCGGAGGCGGAAGCAAAAGCCAAATTTGATAAAAAGAAGGCATCTGGATATTGGGAGAATATAAAAGACATTGATAAAAGTCAATATACAGAACCGATGCTTGCAAAGAAATATAAGGATGTTAAGTTCTTGTTTCCTGTATATACTCAACCCAAACTGGATGGTATGCGATGCATTGTAAGAAAAGATGGTATGTGGAGCCGCGGCGGCAAGAAGATTGTGTCTGCTCTTCACATTTATAATGCACTCAAACATTTATTTGATAAAGACCCATCTCTTATTTTTGATGGTGAGTTATTTTGTAATAAATACAAGAACGATTTTAACAGCATTATCAGTCTTGCCAAACAGAGTAAACCCACCAAAGACGATTTAATTGCCAGCGAACAGTCATTACAATATTGGATATATGATTTGGCTAGTAGCGAACAAACTTTTGGCAAACGATTTGACGAATTAAAAAAGATATTACCTACACACAAATCTATTGTGATTGTGACTACCGATCTGGTCAATAATCAAGACCAACTTGATGCAAAGTATGCTGAATACTTAACCGAAGGTCAGGAAGGTCAGATAATTCGTATCGACGACATATATGAAAACAAACGAAGTAAATTTCTTTTAAAGCGAAAAGAATTTGTTGATGAAGAATTTAAGATTTTGGAAATTACTGAAGGTAAAGGAAACCGTTCGGGCATGTTTGGACGCGCTCGTTGCATCACATCTAAAGGAGTCGAGTTTGAGGCCAATGCTAGAGGCAATGAAGCATTCTATGTCGATTTGTATAAGAACAAAAACAAATATATAGGAGAAATGGCCACGATTCGATATCAGAACATGACTCCCGATGGAAAGCCTCGTTTCGGCGTAATTGTGTCAATTCGCAATTACGAATAATCCAATTTTTGATATAAAAAATAGACAACGGCATCCCTATGTGGTATATTAGTTAAACTATGGATGAGAATAATATATCGCTGCCATTAAATGAAATCGTTATCGGAAATTGTGTAGATACCATGCACAGATTCCCCAACGATTGTTTAGATTTAACCATCACCAGTCCTCCATACGATAAACTTCGTATTTATAATGGATATTGTTTTGATTTTGAAAACGTAGCCAGAGAATTATATCGTATTACAAAGCCAGGCGGTATAGTTGTGTGGAACGTGGCTGACTCAACAGAACGTGGAAGTGAAACCCTTACTTCGTTTAAACAAGCCATATTCTTCGTGGAAGGAGCCGGGTTCAACCTTCACGATACAATGATATGGCATAAATCCAATCCAATGTGTTTCGGAGACAGACAAAATAGATATGTTCAAGCCCACGAATATATGTTTGTATTCTCCAAAGGAAAGCCAAAAACATTTAATGCATTAAAGGAACCATGCAAGACCGCTGGTCAGATATATACATCCGTAAAGAAAATGGGTAAAGGTGGCCCGGTAAGGGAGATTATTGAACCGAAAAGAAAGAATGATTTCAAACCGCGATCAAACGTTTGGTTAATGGGTCATGCATCTAAAAGTTGGGATCATCCGGCTCCGTTTCCAGAACAACTAGCCGAAGATCACATAGTATCTTGGACCAATATAGATGAAATTGTTTTTGATCCTTTTATGGGGTGTTATGATAAAGAAACACAAGTTCTTACATATAATGGTTGGAAATATTTTTCATGTTTATTGAAGTCAGACAAGATTATAACAAGAGATAAAAGCGGATTATTGTCATATCAATTGCCGATAAAATATTATCAATATAAACATGTGGGAGAAATGATTAGAGTTAAATCTCGTTCTACTGACCTGTTGGTTACTGCAAATCACAACATGTATGTTTTAACTCACAATGATTTTCTGAAAAATAGGGAACCACAATTTATTAAGGCAACGGATCTTAAAAAAGTTCTTTATAGAATACCAGAAGGAGGAAATTTTTCACCTCCACTATTAACAATACCAAAAGAAATTATGTATCTTATAGGATTGTATGTATCCGAAGGATATTTCGCAAATTGGGGAAACAAAAAGAAACTAACTATTTGTCAAAACAGAGGCGAAAAATGCAATTGTATGATGCAGTGGGTATCCAATCTAAATCCACGATATCACGGCAAAAGAAAATTTGTAGTCGATTTGAATGATGAATGGATAGAGTTTATTTTAAAAAATTGTGGAAGTGGAAAATATAATAAATTTCTCAGTCCGATGATATTAAATAATCAAAACCTCGATTGTTTATTTGATGCAATGATGCTCGGTAATGGATGTAAATACAAAACCAAAAGAGGATATTATAGTTCTACGTATTATACTGTCTCTCCAAATTTACGAAACGGGTTTGAAGAATTGTGTTTGAAATTGGGGTTTGAGACTTCGTGTAGAACGAGAATACGTAGTAATTCTTACATCAAAGGTCGTAAAATTAGTAAATCGGCTCCAATAAATGAAATTAGAGTACGGCATTCTAAAAACAAAAAAATTATTCCCAAAATTCACATTTCTAAAGAATTTTATAACGATGCGGTTTATTGTGCAGAAGTTCCTAACCATACTCTTTATGTAAAACGAAATGGATATTGCACTTGGTGTGGTAATAGTGGAACCACCGCGGTGATGGCTCTTAAACATAAAAGAAAATTTATAGGTTGTGAAATTTCTGAGGAATATATAAACAAAGCATATGAGAGAATAGAACAATCTATTGAAGGTACTGATATGTGTAATAAAGACGGTGAGATCGTCAAGGAAGAAAACATACTTTTTGATGCACGATGACAAAACAAGAGAAGATCTAACAGAAGCCGAACTCAAGCATTGTGAGTGGGCTTGGAAGTTCTTTAAGCATAACAGCATTTTATATAAAGTAATACCCATCAAGGAAAAGAGATACATGTGTCAAGTTCTAGCCAATGAACTCTACTATAGAACGGCGCCTTGGAATGGATGTGTTTCGGTTGAATGTTTAAAAGAAATGAAAAACAATGTAGAGTTTGAGGGAATTACAGAACATTTACACGGAAGAAAATCTTTGGCTGGAGAAATCTTTGAAAATATTTGTAGTGGTGTAATGATCACTTTAGATGAGTATATTCAATTTTGGTTGCAACACGGAGGGTTCGCTTTGACTACTAAGCACGAAAATAACAGAGTAAAATCATATCAACAAACTTGTGATCCAGAGGAATCGTATCAGAAGGCTGAAATAAAATTGATACAAATAAAAAAGGAACATCGTATCAAGAATACTATAGCCAAAAAATTTAGAGTGCCTTTGGTTTTAAACGAATACATCACAGAAAATGGTTATATTGATATTACATCGTTATTACTTGTTAATAGCGCGATGCACTCAAGAACAACTCTCTGGAAGTGGTGGGAATAATTTTGGTTGACATTTTCTAAATACGTAGTATATTAAGATTATGAATGATAAATCCATATATCAATGTCCTAAATGTGGTTGGTGGCCATCGCACGGTGAATCGGCACCCGATTCAACACCCGATCCAAATTTGATTGAACAAACCAAACCGAAAGTTGATGCAACAACCTCAAAAGAGTTTGCGGTCAATGCATATTATTGGCACGAAACGTGGAAGTGTGCGAAATGTGGAACGATTTGGACATTTGAAAACGGAAATTGTTAAATAAATAATAATTATGATTACCATCCTAACAAAAGAGCAGACTGACAAATTTCCATTTTATGTTAAAAAATGGATAGATATTGGCTTATCGACGGAACTGTGTGATTTTGAAAAATCTAAAGAAACCGCCAAA